TTAAGTCATACCAGTCCACGCTGGAGAGCATGATGAACGTTATGAGAGAGCTGACCCTATAGCAATAGACGGACCCTCGATAAAGTTATTGGAATATAATACATTGAGTATATAGGTGAGGGTCTTATGAAAAAGCTTCCATATTATATCATTTCTGCCTTGAAGAAAGGTCTTGAGTTGCATCGCAAAGGGCTGTCTGGAGACGGGCTGCGCCCAGAGACTGTTTCGGCTGCAACCAGGGCTGTAAACAGTGGCTCCTGGTCGGATGAGAAAATCAAAAAAGCATCAGCTTGGTTTGCTCGGCACATGTTTGATAGGAGAAGGATGAAGTCTCCGTCAAAGTGGGACGATTCTCCTGAATATTCCCCAGCGTATGTGGCATGGCTCCTTTGGGGGGACTCGGGCAGTGGTCGAGGGCGATCCTGGATCGATAGGGAGTCTAAAAAGATTGCTGCAAATGAGGCGGGCTCCTCCAGCACCCCTGCGCCTCCATCAGACAGGATTAAAGGCGGAAGGAATACGGGCAGGGCTGGGACATATGGGAGAGGAATCAGGCTGTCCGGGTCAACGCTAAAAGCAATAGAGAATAAGGTTAAGTCCCACAACGATTCTCACGGAGAGGACGCAAGGAGAAGGGTGACCCCCTCCATGCTTAAGAAAGTCTACTTAAGGGGCTCAGGAGCATTTAGTACGTCACATAGACCGTTCATGACAAGGGCGCAGTGGTCGATGGGTAGAGTTAACGCATTCCTGTACCTGCTATCCAATCTTAGACCAAAGAAAGCGTCATATGTGACAGACAACGACCTTTTGCCTGTGGCGCACCCTCTTTCATCAAGATCTAAGAACGAGGGCGTATCAAAACCGTCTAAAGGGCAGAGGTCAAACCTGCCTGCTGAGGCGTTTTCCCCGTCAGACTACTTGGACGACGACGGCAGGTTTCTGGCAAGCAAAAGCAAGCTACCACACCATGTGAATTCTGTTAACGACCCAAATGACCACAATAGTGTGGATCTTCCAAGGCTAAGAAATGCCCTTGCACGCTTTGGTCAAACAGACTTTTCCCAGTTCCCCCCTGATACACCGGGGCGTGTAAGGGCTCACCTTGAAAGGCACGCAGACGCTCTGCTGGCTTCAAGAGATCGCGGCGATGAAAAAGATCTACAGGCTAATCACGAGCTTATTATGCTCGAAAAAGACGTCGTTGATTTCAGGCTCGGTCGATATCATCTAATTGCAAAGAGGATTAACAATGAAGACTGATGTCCCCTACTCGCTTGATGGCGTAAGCCTTTTTGGAAAAGACAGGGACCTCTTGGGAACCCTAATATCATCAATATACAAGGTATATAGAGGCTCAAACGAGGAAGTGGTCATAAAGTCGGCGGTGTCAACATTCAGGCAGGTTATGGAGATAAGGTCTGGAAGGTGGGTAAGGAAGAGCGTGTTCCAGATTGGGCATGAGGGCTCCCGCATAGACGTCCGACCGTCAGAAACATTGCTCAGTATACGTGACGAGTAGTAAGTGTTTGATTATATTATTGTTTGTGTATTGAAATGCATATGTGAGATAAATATACCATGAGAAAATTATTTACAGAGTCAAACGTCTCGACGAAAAAGCTTATTGAATCCGTTGAGGATAAGGGGCTTGACCCCAGTCTTTACCTTGCGGTCATAGAGTCTGAGTTGGGGCGTGCTGGCGTGGTCAACATGAACGGCAGAATTTACGACGTGGAAGAGTTTGTTAGAGAGAACACTCTCTTGGCTCAGCGTGTTGACTCTGGCTTTGTGGAGGGTGAGCTCGGGCACCCAACTGGCGGTCCAACCTTTGACGTCCCCGTTCAGCTTAAGTCTGTCTCTGTTGATGTTGACGAGGATATGAACACTGCTGAAGCTAGTGGCTCGTTTGCAATTCTTAATACTCAGTCTGGTAGAGATGTATTGACCCTATATAAGGCGGGCATGGATGTTGGCACGAGCTCTCGTGGCAGCGGGGTGACCGAGAAGCATTTAATTGATGAGGCGTCTCCATACTATAAGGCAAACTCTGAGCATGAGGGCAAAGAGGTTGTCGAGGTTAAGGAGTTTAGCCTTTTAACTTATGATTTAGTTCGAGTGCCGTCTGCAGGCACACATTTTCAAGCGGCGACAACGGAGTGTATGGAAGCGTGGAATCGTCTTAACGAGTCTGGCGCATTCAGCACGTCGTCAAATCCTATGGAGGAAGACATGGTAGAAGAAACAAAGGTCGCCGTGGAGATCAAAGATGCTCCCGTGGCTGAAGAAGAGACTGTGGAGGTTGCTGAGGCTGTAGAGGTTGAAGCTGTTGAACCTGTCGAGACTGTTGAGGAGGTTGAGGCCGTTGAGGCTGTTGAAGCTTTAGAGGTTGAGGACGTTGAGACTGTTGAGTCCGCAGATAGTGATGGCGGTCCTGTTACTGCTGTGTCTCTTTCGGAGAGTCAGCAGAAGGTTCTCCTTAAGCTTGCCTCTGTTATTGAGTCTGCTGGAACTGACAGTGAGACTGAGCTCGCCGAGCAAGTTCGACGTGTTGCGGATCAGGCTGAAGTTGACCGTGTTCGTCTCGCTGAGGCTGAAATGGTTAACCAAGAGCTTGAGTCGCGGCTTTCAGCATTAACTGAAGAGATTGAGTCTCAAAAGCGTGTCGAGGAGATTCGGAAGTCATTAGACGAGTCTGTTGACGGAATGAATCACAGCGTTGAGATCAGAACTGAGGTTGAAGCCTTGGTTAATGAGGGACGAATTGAGACTGCTGATGAGATTAAGGTTTGGTCTAATCGCCTATCCTGTCTTATTGAAAATGCTGTCTCAAAGTCCGTTGACACTACGGGCACAGCAAAGGTTGTAGCTGTTGATGAGTCTGACGACCTTGTTGAATCGGATGTTTCGGATTTGTCCACTAAGGACGCACCGGGAATTATTAAGGAAACTTTTATCTCTAAGATTGAGAAGATCTTAGCTAACAACACTGATCGATAACCTAAGAGGATCGGTCCAGAAGAAGGAGCATTTAAATGCAGGGTACAGTATTAGATCCTCGCGTTGCGGCACCTGCCATTGTAAACAAGTGGGCGCCAATCCTCGAGGGAATCAAGAATGAAGAAAAGCGACGTTGGGTCGCCCACAATCTTGAGAACCAACATAAATTTCTTGAGAGCAGCTATGCTAACGGAACTCTTGGTCACCATTTCTATGGTGAGGCAGCATTCCTTGGTGGTCGCCGGTCTCTCGAAGAAAGCACGCTGATCGCAAACATTGATCGTTTGCCAACTCAAACACTTGCCATCGTTCGTGACGTATTCGAGCGATTTGCAATTGATGAGCTTGTAAGCATGCGAACCATGGACGGACCTCAGGCGTACATCCAAACTATCGGCTTTGATGCATCTAACGCTGGTGTTATTGACGCAAATGGTGACGCTGCCCCAGACAATGATGCAGGATTCAAGTTCAACGCAATCATGGAGCCTGATTACTCAGACTGTCCAACAGAGTGCGCTGCTTCTAATGGCGTTGACTTCGATGTTGCTGTAACAACCCTTGATGCTGCATGTAAGCGACTTCAGGGCAAGTTCAGCGTAATGGCTGAGCAAGACGCTGCATCACAGTACGGTATGAACCTCGGTGACGAACTTCGTCGCTTCATGGGCGTTCAGATGGCTCGAGAGATTCAGGCTGAGGTTTTGGCTTTGATTACTTCAAGCGCAGCAACTTCTTTGACGTTCGCATCTGCGATCCCAGGTGGTTCTGTTTATGCCAACCTTGACCCACGGGTATACGCTCGTACTCTGTACGAAAAGATTGAAGATGCCAATAACGGTATTTTCAAGCACTCGGACGGTCGTCGTGGCGCAAACTGGCTCGCAGGAGACCCGGACAGCATCAACCGATTGGCCAAGCTTGAGGACTTCAGCATTGTCTCTCGTGACAACGTTGCACGTTCTGCTGCTGGCGAAGGCGAAATCAGCCAGCACAGCAACCTTATGGGTATTGCTAACGAGCGATACAAGACCTACAAGTTCCCGTTCATGCAGGCTAACACCATTCTTATGGGCGTTAAGTCTGAGGACGCTGACGAGGTTGGCTTTGTTCATGCTACATACATCCCGTTGACTGACCTTGGTACTCACCGAGATCCATCAAATGCTTGTGTTCAGGTTGGTGCAACCACCCGTTACGCAAACAAGGTCCTTCGACCTGGAATGTTCGCCAAGATCACCATCAGCTAAGGCTTTTAGTGACCAAGAAAGGCCCCTCTTCGGAGGGGCTTTTTTTTTGCCAAATTTCACTCCTGTAGCAGTAAATTTAGACATATCTCGTCGTAGGCAGTAGAAAATGGTAATCTTTGTTTAAATGACTTAAACCCGCAGAATGACAGGGGCGCATCATGCCAGACAATCAATCAACCTTAAGTCCTATCGTAAGAGGCATAGTTAAGCGTGCCTCTGGGCTTGTACGTGGTAAAGATGAGATTATCTCAGCAGAGCTGGGTATCGGCTCGGTGGATTACGAGAAGACGTCTCTTGCTGATAGTCGCGCCTTAAGAAAGGCTAGGACCGCCAACTCAAGAAGCCGTTTGGTCAGAGACTTCAAGGACGATCGAAGAGACAAGCGATACAAGGACCTGAGGGAGATGGCTGACGAGGTTCCCGAGCTAACGACCTCCCTTGACGTACTTAGTCACTTTGTTTTTAGTGGGGACACTGGGGTTGGCTCAAAGGGTGACGCCGACGGTCCTTCGATTGTATTTAGCGATAGCATTGATCCAAAGGCCAGGGGCGTTGTCGAGACGGCTTTCTCTCAGCTTCGACTTCCGTCTTTGATGTATGATGTATTTAGGGAAGGGATGCACCTTGGTGACAGCTTTAGCGAGCTAGTCTACACCAAGGACAGAATGGTCAGTCATCAGTACCTTAAGCCGGACACCACAGATGTATCTTGGGACGCCTACGGTCGCCTATATGGATACAATTGCTCAATCGGCGGATCTAAGGGCGGGAGTTATGGTATGGGTAGATCCTCCTCCGTGGGGCTCAACCCTTGGCAGGTTATCCACTACGCTCCAGATAGACCAAGAGGCTTTAAGTATGGCAGAAGCAACTGGCATGCAGCAAGAAAGCTCTGGCGCATCTCTCAAAGCACTCTCGACGTTACTGCAGTCCTGGCAATATTAAGGGCATCTAGCAGGAAGACTGTCAGCCTCCCAGTTCCAGCAGGAATTAAAGAGGATGAGATTAATGACTGGATTGACAAGTTAAGGGGTGGCTCTTGGCGTGATGAGTTCTTCGACAAGGAGGGGATGCTTCATCATAGAATAGCCTCAGCTCTTGAATTGGAGGACACTGTGTATCCGTATAGAGCGGGCACAGATAAGCCGAACTTTCACAACGAGCCATCCGCAGACCTTGATCAGCTCGTTAACTTCCAGAAGTTTTTGCAGGAGTCTTATTTTGTTGCAACCGGCGTGCCTGCTGCCTTGTGCGGACTTGAGCGCAATGTTAACGCACGAAGCACCTTGGAGCAGCAGGGGCAGCAGTTTGTTCATACGGTAACTAGGAGGCAGTCTGAAATATCTAGCTTGGCTAGAGATGTCCTTGAGCGTGCATGCCTCGCTGCTGGTTTCGTTGTTGCTCCTGGTGACTTTAAGTTTGAGATGCCCGACGTATCTGCCTTTGACCAGAGGATGCGTGCAGAGGTCTGGAAGCTTCGGTCTGAGACCGCGTCTAAGCTCATAAATGAGGTTCAGATGGACGAGAACTGGGTATTTAGGAACATACTGAGAATGACGCCGTCGGAAGCTGACTCAATAACAAATTCGCCCTCATCTGGGCAGGGCAATGAGTCCTACACCGCTCAGCTTATGGACGCCAGAGATAGAGCCAAGCTCATGTACGAGCAGGCTGACGTAATACAGGGGATACTAGAAGATGCTCAAAAATGAGGCAAATTCAAAAGCCTCAATGGTTAGATC